CGGCCTCGCTACCGATGTCGGCGGCGGCGTCCTGGATGGCCTCGCGGTAGGGGGTGCTCACCTCCCCGTACTCCTGGACCAGGTCGACCACCTTGTCCCGCACGAGGGCGAGGAAGTCGGCGCCCTCACTCACTCGCGAGTCAGGCTCGGCGCACTGGGCGAGGCGGGCCAGAGTCGGCGGGTCGTAGTGGTTGATCTTCTCGATGATGTCCATCGGTCTCGCTCCACAAAGGTTGGCTCTTCAGGAACGGGGATCCTCCCCGCCCGACCACCTCCCGGTGGTTTCGCCTTGATGTGGTTACAGTATCACAGTCGCGCAGGTTGCACACTGCCTTCAGCCGTAGCGGATCTCCCCCAGCGCGGCGAGCTGGACGATCACGTCCGCCGTGCCCGCGTCGATGTGCCCGGCGTCGATGCCCTGCTTGTCGTCCCGGTCCATCCACGACTCGATGACGTAGCCGTGGTACTCCCGGTTCACGTACGTCTGGTCGATGTCGAGCAGCTTGGCGTACGCCTCGCGGATGTCGTCGGCGCTCAGGTAGTGGACTCCCTCGACCTCACGCACATCATCGAAGGCGAAGATCGGGTGCGGCGCGGTGCCCTCGGTGATCGTCCACGTCTTGCCCTCGGGCAGGCCGGCGAACTCCTCCGCGGTCGGCTCCGTCGCCCAGTAGGTGATCCCTCCCTCGGCCGCGATGTCGATGATGTCCTGCGCCACCTGGTCGGTGACGTACCGCTTGATCTCTTCGGTGCTGGGCATTGCGGTTGTCTCCCTGGTCAGACGCTGGCAGCGATGCGGATGACGGCCTCGTTGTGCTCGTACTTGTTCAGGCGGACCGCCTTGCGGGCCAGCGTCCGCTCCTTGTCGGTGCGCTTGGAGTCGCGGACGTTCAGGTCGTGGTCACGGAACTTCGGGGTCACTGTGTTCTCCTCGTGCGTACGGCAGGCTCATCAGCACCGGGATGCCAGCCCGGTGGACCCCCTTCCAGGGGTTTCGCCTTGTGTCAGTAGCCGAATTCGAAGGTCTTGCCGAGCAGTTCAGGCGTCGAGGACTCGACGATCTCGACGTCGTACACGGCGTCGCCCTCCCTGCCCGCTCCCGTCTCAGGGAAGATGTGCTCGTACTCCCACTCGGACTGCTCGTTGAGGTCGTCGGGGTAGGGCAGCGGCACAGTGATGACCGACTCGGTGTCGATCTCCACGCCGTCTGCGTAGGCGTTCTCGATGTGCAGTCGGATCACGGCGAGGTTCACAGGCCCATCAACTCGATCAGCTCGTCGACCGTGGGGGTCGGCTGCAACTCCCAGGGGAGGGCGGTGAGCAGGCCCTCTACCTGCTCCGCCAGCTCGACCAGGGTCAGCCACTCCGGAGTGCCGGGGTCCTGCTCCTCGCGCCACGCCTGGACCTCTCGGACCATGGCCTGGAGCTGGGTGGTGCGCTTGCGGATGTCGGCGCTCATGCCAGGTACTCCTTGACGTACGCGGTGATCTCGTCCTCGGTGAGCGCGTGGCCCTCGTCGTCCGGGTTGGTCTCGTCGTAGTGCCAGTGGTCGTCGCCGCCGTCGTCGCCGGTCGCATGCCCCTCCAGCCAGGACTCGGCCGCGTCGGTGTGTCCCGCCAGGACCAGCACTCGGGCGATCGTGTCCGCCTCGGTGCAGGTGAAGCCGGAGCCGGTGTGGTCAGCGGTCATGCCGTCCCCGAACACGCCCGCCAGGGCGGCCAGGGCCTCACTCAATGCGTCGTGCTGGACCACCAGGGTCGGGGCCTGCTCGGTCTTGCGCTTGCGCCAGAACTTCATCGGTCACACCTTCACACTCATGGCTGCCATCATCAGGGGGTAGGCGCCACCCCACCCCGACCACCTCCCGGTGGTTTCGGCATTGGCACACTTGCACACTTACGCAGCGGTAGCGAACATGGTTCCCCGCGTGGACGTCCCGACCAGGCGCTCTCGCCACACCACCCAGGTCACCGCCTGCACCGTCGAGGGCAGCTCGCCCAGGCGCTGGGCCGCCTCGCGGTAGGCGCTGGCGATCAGGTTGTACCTCCCCTTGGAGCTCAGCCCCCGGTCCTTGATCCCGTACTCCTCCCCCACCGCGATGTCATGGGCGTGGCGGTCGATGCAGACCGCATCCGCGTCCGTCGGGTCGAGTATCGAGCGGTAGAAGTGGCCGGTCTTGCGGTCCATGGGCAGCACATCCGCCGGGTCGGCACCCGCCAGGATCTTGGCGGCCTTGGCCAGGCAGTCTCCCGTGTGCCTCGCCGGAGTGCCCGAGTCGTACGCCTCCGTGGCGAGCTCGATGTTCAGCCACCATGCCGTCTGAGGGGACAGCGCGGCCAGGAGGCCGGCCCCGAGCATGACATTCCCGTCGGTCATCGACCCGGCCAGGCGGTGCGCACTCGGGTACCAGTCGCGGCCCTGCTCCTCCTGCTCGGAGCTCGCGTCCAGCCACGTGGTGATGATGTTGCGGACGTACTGCTCGCGGGTCTTGTCGTCGGCCTTGATCGGGATCATGTCTCTCTCATCTCTGGGTAGGTGGCTGCTCATCAGGACCAGGCCGCCACGCCTGGCCAACACCCATCCCACTGAGGGCAGTTGGCGGGTGTTTCACATCGGGTGGTGCATGCCGTCCCGAGCTGGGGGCATCGGGACGGCGGAGGTAGCGCAGTCACTGCCTGGGGGCTCACCGCCTAAAGAAGGCAACCTCCCAGTTGCTGCCCTCGCGGTATCCACGACGGTCGAGCATCAGCGTCTGGCGCACGGTGACCTGCATGTTTGGCCTTCCAGCCTCGTTGTGATGTGTCACGTGGGGGGTGGCTCATCAGTGACCGGTAACCACCCGGTCAGACGCCGTCACGGCGTTTCGCCTCGTCCCTCGTGACAGTATCACAGCTTGCGCAGGTTACACACTCAGACCAGGGACATGAACACCACGTCGGGCTCGCCCGGCGTCCAGTTCGCGACCCGCTCCGTCTCCTGGAATCCGAACTGCTTGTAGTACTCGGGCAGGAACCCGTCGAAGCAGTCCAGCTTGCTCGCGCCCTTGTGGTTCACCGCGTCCCACACCAGGTCCGTACCGCGACCCTTGACCGTGGAGAACAGACCGATGAACGTTCCGTCCTGCGCCACACCGAACCCCGACTGAAAGTCGGCCGTCAGGTAGTACCTCGCACCGCGAGGCATCTCGTGCGGCTCGCTCGTCGCCGCAGCGATCCGCTCGTTACCGCTCCGGGCCCAGTCCAGGGCCGCGGTGTACTCGGACCAGGACGCGGGGTGTACGTACGTCGTCACTGCGACTCCTCACATCGAGCAGGCTGGCTCATCAGCGATCGGCTACCAGCCGACCGGACGCCTCCCGGCGTTTCGCCTTTGCTCACCGGGGTGTGACTCGCTCCAGCACCTCCGGGTCATTCACTGCGTGCCACTCCGTCCAGCACTCCTCGGAGCAGAAGTCCTCGTGGGGCCTGACCGGCACACCGCACGTCTCGCACATCACTGGCCTCCGTTCGGGGGCGGGGTCGGGATGCCGTTCTGCACCATCACCCAGGTGCAGGCGTCCTCGAACCCTCGCTCGCAGTCGTCCTGCTTGCTGTCGGCGAACCCGTCGTTGAACGTGCTCACGCTGGTGGCCGGGGGCCGGGGGGAGGCGGCCAGGCCGAAGCCCAGACCTCCCCCCAGGACCAGGCCGGCGAGTACTCCGGCGACGACCCTCATCGGGCGAGGACCGCGGCCTTGTACGCCTCGAACGCCTTGGCTTCGGCGTCGTGGATCCGCTCGCCGAACTCCAGCGACAGGGCCCGGAGGTTGTTCTGCCGGAGACCAGCGTTCACGCGGGCCCTGTACCGGCTGTACTGGATCGAGTAGGTGGACTTGTCGAGGGAAACCATGGGGACTCCTTGGGGTATCGAGCAGGCTGGCTCATCAGCGACCAGGAACCACCTGGCCGGACGCCTCACGGCGTTTCGCCTTACGTGTTGGGCAGGCTCATCAGCGCCGGGCTGCCCAGTGCCCGGCGAACCGCCCTGGGGGAGGCGGTTTCGCCTTGGCGATGTCGCTACACTCTCACACTCGTCACACTTGCACAAGTGGGAGAACGGTGACCCTGGTCGCCTCGTACGTCAGGCGCTCGATCGTCTGGTGTGCCCGGTAGGGCTCCCAGGCAGCGTCGGCGAGCAGGTACTTGTCCTCGCATCCGAGGATCATGAGCCACGCCTCGGCCTGGTCGTCGTCGAAGGGCCAGACGTCGGCGACCTGGTCGCCCAGGCCGGAGCCGTCGAACGCGTTGATCAGGTAGCCGTACTGCGGGCGCCACGGGTCCGGCGTGAGCTGGACCAGGTACTCGGGGTACCCGAACCGGTCGGCGCAGTGGGCGCAGAGGTAGCGGTTGTACCCACCGGCGGTGAGGTAGTAGTGCGTGGCGATGTCGCCGTCCGAGCAGTAGTGCATCGGTCTCTCCTTCGTGCTGGTTGCTACACTTGCACACTCGGGGTGTGCTGTCAACCGGCGGGATGCCGGGTGACTTGGTACCCCCCTTGGCTTTTGCAGCACGGGCCCCGGCGAACCGGTCCCGAGGGGGGCTTTGCGGAAGGTTTACAGCCCGAAGGCTTTCGTCCCTCCCCCGGCCCCGAAGGGCCGGTAGTGCGCCGGGCCCTTGCGGGCCCGGTTTGGCAGGTTCTTCGGACAGGGTGACTGCCGTCCCCGTCCCCGCACCGGTCGGGCCGGTTGTCCGTCCACCCTCCGGGCTCTTACGAGCCTCCCGGGTTTCCGGCCAACCCGACCGGGTTGGGGAACCTCACCTCCATCACTCCCGCGGTTCTGTCCCTGCTACCTGGTTTCGGGTGTCCTCTACCAGGTGCGTCCACCCACCGAAGTGGGAGGGTTTCGCAAGTAGCCTACGGGTCGCACACTCGGGCAGATGCCCGTGCCGTTCCGGTTTAGATCGGTTCCTACAGGGTTTCGCGGATCGCCTCCGGGCTGCCCACCATCGCGGGAGAGGATCACCCTCTCCTAGGTTGCGCTTCCATCGGGCCGGTAGCCTCTTACTCGGGAGCATGTAAGCCGTCCGAGCGACGTTCGAAGTCTGTGTGCGCTTGGCCTCTCGGCCTTGCGCTGAAGCGACAGTATCACACTCGCTTCGGGTTGTGCAAGTTGCGCTTCGCTTGGCGTTGCTGTGCAGGTGAGCCGCTGTTCGCCACTCGGTAACCGTTCCCCGGACCATCGACATCCCGGTTCACTCACCCGCTGTGCTGCCTTGCTGAGCTCGACTCTACCCGAAGGTGAGCCGTTGTGCAAGTGTCGCTTGCGCTTCGCTTGCGGCGTCCCGTTGTGGCGACAGACAGAAGCTTGCGCCACTTGCACGCCTTTGTCAAACCCGCAGGTCAGATGCCGTTTCCGAAGGGCTGAGAGCCCGTTTCCCGCCCGTTCCGGGGCCGCTTGGGTCATTGGTCCAGGGAAGGGGCGGGAGCGCGCGAGAGGGTAGCTGAGAGCCGATGGCTGTGCAACGTGCGCGGCGTCACGTTGACGGGACGGTGGGGGGTGGGGTAGGACCCCCTACGCGTGAGAGCGCTGACCGCCAAGTCTTACCGGCCAAGATCGCGCCACGGTTTCAGGGTCGATCAGGAGGGGCGCACCAGGGTGCCGTCGACCGCGGCCTGGACGTGCTTCCGCCCCAGCTTGACCCCAGGATTGGCAGCGGCGAAGAGACGCAGCCGGCCGAGCGGGGAGTCGGGGGACAGGGGCGTCGGGGAGAGGTTGGCGCCAGCCATCTGGAGCGCGAAGCGGAGGTCATCATCGTTGGGCATGGCTCCACTGTAAGCCTCAAGTGGCTTACTGTCACTGGATTACTGGGGCGCGGCAGCGCCCCCAGGGCGTAGGCAGCTCTGCTCCGTGGCGCCCTCCGGGCGCTTCGCCCCTGTATCCCTTCGCCGTTGCTCCAGATCAGGCCGGCCGCCGCCAGGCGGCCCAGCCTCGGAGCCAACTGTGTAAGTGTGACCACGGTCACTCGGGGAGCATGGAAACTTCCAGCCCCCCAACTGCATCCTTTAAGTAGAAGGCGAAGTTCGTAAGTGAGAAGTAGCAGGCTGGAGGCCCTGTCGGGCCTCGCTGACCGAAGCTCCTTACGACTTACGTAAGTGCAAGTGGGAGTACAGACTCCCTCGGGTTGACAGCTTCGGACAGCTACCTCTTCAGGTAGGACGTCACCGAGGGTTCAACGTTCCACGTCGGGGGTGATCTGGATGCCGAACTGGGAAGGGTCGGACAGGCGCTCGCGCCTTCCGGCCGACTGGCCCAAGATCCGGCTCCGGGTCCTGCGACGCGATGCAGGGCAGTGCACCGCGCTGAATGAAGCGGGTGTGCGCTGCACCGAGGTCGCAACCGACGTGGACCACATCAAGCCTGGCGACGATCACAGCATGGGGAACCTACGCTCCCTGTGCTCGTGGCATCACCGGCAGAAGAGTGGGGCGGAGGGTGCGGCGGCGAAGGCCGCCAAGCGGCGTGCGATCGAGAAGAAGTTCCGGCGCACCGAGAAGCACCCCGGCCTCATGTAAGACCCGCGCTCCAGGCCCCTCCCCGCCTGTTGAGCGCGTGCGCCCCCGAGCCCTCCTCTCGCTCGGGTGAGGCGCCGGCCCCTGGCTCACCACCGGGGGCCCGAGACTTCCCTACTCCCCCAGGAGGTGACCGGTGACCGGTTTTGAGATCGCATGGGCCGCCTGGGCGGGGGCCTTCGTCGTGATCGAGGGCATCGCCCTGCATCGCAAGCAGCCGGGCGACACGCTCTCCGAGCAGGTCTGGCGGCTCTTCGGTACCCGGCGCGACGTCGAGTACCCCAAGGGCCAGCCTTCCGGCCTGCTCCGACTGCGGCGCTTCACGCTGCTCGCCGGCCTCGTATGGCTGGTCGTCCACTTCATGACGGGAGGGCTCGTCTGATGTGGGACCGCAGAGCGAAGGTGCTCTCCATCAAGGACGGGGACACGCTGCGCGTCGTCCTCGACCAGGGCTTCGGCGACACGAAGACCATCGACCTGCGTCTGTTCAAGACGTTCGCTCCCGAGCATGACGAGCCGGGCGGGCCTGAGACCCGCGAGTTCGTCGAGACCTGGCTGAACGAGCACGACCCTGACGGCGACGAGTGGCCCTTCGTGGTGACCGTCGAGCGGACCAAGGCCGGCACCCACGAGGTGTCCACCCTTGGCCGGTACGTCGGGACGCTCACCGCGCTGAACGGCTACTCGATCCTCAACGAGGACGTGAACGCCTTCGTCGCCAGCCGCGGCTTCGGGCACGGGATCGGGGCGAAGGCCGCGTGAGCCGAGTCCTCTACTTCACTTCCCCGAGCTGCCGGCCCTGCCGGTCGTTCGGGCCTCTCCTCCTGGCCGAGCTCGCTGAGCTCGACATCGAGGCGGAGAAGGTCGACGTCAGCACTTCCGACGGCCTGGATCAGGCCGACCTCTACGGCGTTGTGGGTACGCCCACCGTCGTGATCGAACGGTATGGCGAGGAGATCAGCCGCTTCTCTGGCGCACTCCTCGGAGATTCACTCAAGGACGCTCTCAGCGTCCTCCGATGAAAGGAGGTGACCGGTGGGCGTTCGAGGCCCCGTACCGAATCGTGAATCAGACCTCGCTCGCCCCCGGTCGCGGAAGGGCACCGACGAGCAGGAGACGAAGAAGGGCCAGATGCGGAAGGTCACGGTCCCCCGACCTGACCCCGACTGGCACCCCATCGCCGTGAAGCTCTACAACTCGCTGAAGACGTCCGGCCAAGCCGACTTCTACCAGAACAGCGACTGGGCTCTGGCGTACGCCCTGTGCGATGACCTGTCCCACTACAAGAAGTCGGGCAAGCGTTCCGCGCAGATGGCTCAGACCTTGTACTCCGCCTTCGGAAACCTCCTGGTGACCGAGGGCGATCGGCGCCGCGTGCGCATCGAACTTCAAGAGCCCGAGGAAGAGACCACGCCGGCCTCTGTCCTCGCCATTGCGGACTACCGACAGGA